ATGAGTGAAATAAAAGTAAATAAAATTAGTCCAAGAACAAATTGTGGTACAACACAGTTAGGAGATAGTGGTGACACTATTACAATTCCTGCTGGTGCAACGATCACAAACAATGGAACACAAACAGGTTTCGGTAGAACAGGAGCTGTTGACTGGCAGACAACTAAAAAAACAACGGATTTTACAGCTGTAAATGGTGAAGGTTATTTTGTAGATACTGGAGGTGGGGTTGTTACAGTAACACTCCCAGCATCACCTAGTGCTGGAAATATTGTTTATGTAAAAGATTATGACGGAAATTTTTCAATTAATAAATGCACTATTGCAAGAAATGGTTCTAACATAAGAGGGGCAACAAATAATATTGATTTAGATTTAAATAATTCAGGTGTAGCTTGTATTTACATAGATGCAACAGAAGGATGGCAATTATTTTTTGATGGTTCTGATTCTGATGCAACACAATCATTTATAACTGCTACAGGTGGAACAGTCACAACAGTTTGTACAAATTTTAAGGTACATACTTTTACAGGCCCTGGAACTTTTTGTGTTTCTGCAGTCGGTTGTGCAGGTATAAATGACAGGATAGATTATTTAGTAGTAGCTGGCGGTGGTGCTGCTGGTGGTGACGCTGGAGGTGGAGGTGGTGCAGGAGGTACAAGATTTTCAAATGGAACTGCATCAGGTTGTTATACAGCAGGTCCTTCTCCATTAGCTGCTCCCGCCCTTTCTATTTCAGTAGGAGCTATTCCAGTTACAGTTGGAGGTGGAGGTGCAGCATCACCTGCACCAACAGCGCCTGGACCAAGTCCATCAAATGTTGGAAATCCAGGTAATAATTCAATTTTTTCAAGTATAACATCTACGGCTGGTGGAGGTGGTGGCGGACATAATAACTGTGGACCATTATTTGCAACAGGTAGAGATGGTGGTTCAGGCGGTGGAGCAAGATCATCTAATCCAACTGCTCAAGGTGGATCAGGTAATACACCTCCTGTTACTCCTGCTCAAGGAACAGATGGCGGCACAGGAAACCCACAACCAAATCAAGGTGGTGGAGGTTCTGGTGGCGGTGGAGCAACTGTTGCTGGTTCACCAAATGTACTTTATCCTGGTCCAGGCAACAGAGATTCTGGAGGTCCAGGAGGAACAGGATTAACAAGTTCAATAACAGGTTCAGCTGTAGGTTATGGTGGTGGCGGAGGCGGAGGTGCTGGTGGAGCCTCTGGTGCATCTGGCGGAACAGCAACACAAGGTGGAGGAGCAGGATCTGGTTCACCAGGAACTCCCGGTGTAGGGTGTGGAACAGCAGGAACTACTAATACTGGTGGTGGTGGCGGAGGTGGTCACGATAATGTAAAAGGACAAGGAGGCGGTTCTGGTATAGTAGTAATAAGGTATAAATTTCAATAGTTGAATGCTAATTAAAATTAATATATAAGGAGAAACATTATGGCACATTTTGCAAAACTAGGAGCTAACGGAAAAGTTATCCAAGTATTAACTATGGATAATGATAAAATGAAAAATGCTGATGGTGTTGAAGATGAAACAGTAGGTCAACAGTGGTTAGAAACACACAACAATTGGCCTGCACAAATGTGGATTCAAACTTCATATAATACATCAGGTAATCAACATAAATTAGATGGTACACCTTTTAGAGGTAATTACGCAGGTATAGGTTATACTTGGGACGAAGATAATCAAATCTTTTGGCCTAAATCACCATATGCTTCTTGGGTAAAAGATACAGCAACTGCAAGTTGGAAATCACCAATTGGTGATGCTCCTGCATTAACTGCAGAACAAACTTCACAAAACGAAGCTGGCACACATTCTTGGGTTTATAATTGGAATGAATCAGGCCAGTCTTGGGACTTGACAGACTCTTTAGCATAAATTAAAAATGGTGGTGGTATGCATAAGAAAGTATTAACAGAGCAAGCTCTATATTTTGGTGATGTGGCGATGCCTAAAGATTGGGACATTGACCGAGATAAATTACAAAACGATATTTTACAATCAATAATTCAAAACAAAGATTTTCCGTTTTCAAAAACTTGGGATATATTAAATACTTATATGCGAGATCACATTGGTCTTGAATATGGCATTAATTTAGTTAACAAAAAGACTTGGGGTAATATGTACAAGCCTCAAGAAACTACAATTCCTTTATTAAATATAGATCCTGTAGATCTTCGAAACTCACCAGACTTTACACTGTTATATGGTGTTAATGTTAAAGATTGTTTTGTTAGAGTGCACTATGAAGATAACAGACGAAAAGGTAGGTCTTGGGATATACCATTAACTAATAATCAATTTATAATGTTTCCATCAACAAATATGTATTATTTAACCAATAATCAAAAGGATAGTTTAAATTTTGTACAAACAATAACTTATGAATATATCTAATTATTATTGGTATTTTACTGGTGTTCTTACACCTAAATTCTGTGATGAAGTAATCAAATATGCTAATGCACAAAAAGAGGTTATGGCTAGAACTGGTGGCTATGGTGATAAAAAATTAAACAAAGAAGAAGTTAAGAATTTACAAAGAAAAAGAAAATCAGATTTAGTATGGTTAAATGATGCCTGGATATATAAAGAAATACACCCGTATGTTCACAAAGCTAATGCAAACGCTGGTTGGAATTTTGAATGGGACAGAAGTGAGTCTTGTCAGTTTACCAAATACAAATTAAACCAATATTATGATTGGCATTGTGATAGTTGGGATAAACCTTATGATAAAGAGGGACCTGAAAAAGGTAAAATTAGAAAACTATCCATGACCTGTCAGTTAACAGATGGTTCAGAATATCAAGGTGGTGAACTAGAATTTGATTTTAGAAACTATGATCCACATATGAGAGACGAATCAAAACATAGAATACAATGCAAAGAAATATTACCAAAAGGATCTATCATTGTATTTCCTAGTTTTGTGTGGCATAGAGTTAAACCAGTAACATCAGGCACAAGATATAGTCTTGTTGTCTGGCATTTAGGGAGGCCTTTTAGATAATGTTTATAAATAGTTATTTTCCAACTGTAATATGGAGTGAAGAAAAACCAGAGTTTGTTAAATCGTTAAACAAAGCAAGTAACAAATATATTAGTGATGCTCGTAAAAGACAAAAAGATTATATAAAAAAGAATGGTGATTTTGGCACATCACATCATTCAACACCACTTACAATGGACAATGATTTTTTAGATTTTAGAAATTACATCGGTCAAAAATCTTGGGAGTATTTAGATCACCAAGGTTATGATATGTCACAATATACAACTATGTTTTCTGAATTATGGGTACAAGAATTTTCTAAAAAAGGTGGTGGTCATCATTCTGCACATATACATTGGAATCAACATGTGTCAGGTTTTTATTTTTTAAAATGTAGTGACAAAACTTCTTATCCAATATTTCATGAACCAAAGACTGGTGCAAGATGTACAAAATTAAAAATGAAACCAAACTTAAAAGGTGTATGGGCAGGTCATGAACAATTTCATTTACGACCAAAACCAGGAACATTAATTATATTTCCAGGTTACTTAGAACATGAGTATGCAGTAGATCATGGTAAAGAACCTTTTAGATTTATACATTGGAATATACAAGCGGTGCCAAAAGAAATGGCCAAAGATGTTTAAAAAGAAAAAATATACAGTTATCCGTCAAGCAATATCAAAAGACTTAGCAGCTTTTGTTGCAAATTATTTTTTAATGCAAAAACAAGTTTATGATACTTGTAAGGCATCAAGATACTTTTCACCATTTGAAACTATTATAGGATACTATGAAGGGGAGAATGAACAGATACCAAATACCTATTCTCAATATGCTAATATGGCTATGGAAACTTTATTACTAAAATGTTTACCAGATATGGAAAAAGCAACAGGATTAAAATTATATCCTGCATATACTTATGCAAGAATATATAAAAAAGGTGATGAACTAAAAAGACATAAAGATAGATTTAGTTGTGAGATATCAACTACGATGAATCTTGCTGGTGATGATTGGCCAATATATCTAGAGCCATCTGGAAAAGAAGGTATGAAAGGTGTTCGAGTAGATTTAAAACAAGGAGATATGCTAGTCTATTCTGGCTGTGAGCTAGAACATTGGAGAGAAAAGTTTAAAGGCAAAGAATGTGTGCAAGTTTTTCTGCATTATAACAATCGTAAAACTCCAGGAGCAAAGGATAATATGTTTGACAAGCGTCCACATTTAGGACTTCCTTCCTGGTTTAAACGATGATATAATTCTTAGATGGGGGCTGTGTCACCACCACATACCCACAGTCCCCTTTTAAGGATTATATTATATGTATTTTGGAGGAACACCCTTTGCAGCATCTCCTTTTGGAGATCCAGGTTTTAACCCTAACGCTTTTGTTAATGTTACTGGTTCTAGAATAAACGAGTCTACTGGAACAGTATCATTAGTAGGTGAAGCTAATTTTGCAGTAACTGGTAGCAGAGTAAATTTCTCAATAGGTAATACTACAATTATAGAAGGTGTTGGTGTTATAGTAACGCCTAATGGATCTAGAGTAAACATCACTACTGGAGATCCAACTATTGTAGCTAAAGCTGTAACGGCAATCACAGGAAGCAGAGTAAATTTAAATACAGGGACTCCAACTATTGCTTTTGGTTATCCAGTAACTGGAAGTAGAATAAATGCAAACAGCGGTAGCCCAACAATAGTTGGAAAAGCAACTGTTGAACCAAGTGGTTCTCAAGCTAATATAAATACAGGGACTGTTACAATATCCGCAGATGCAAATTTCTCTGTAACTGGTAGTCGAGTAAACCTAACAATTGGTAATGCTGATGTGGTTGCAAATGCAACAGTATCTGTCACTGGAAATAGAACAAATCTATCCTCTGGAACAGTAACAATAACCGCAGATGCAACTGCGTTCCCTACGGGAAGTAGAACAAATTTATCTACATCAGATGTTTTAATTAGAAAATGGGATGGTATAGTGCCAGGAGTTTCAATGACTTGGGATGGTACAAGCTTCCCAACAGCGAGGTAATAAATGTATTTTGGAGGATCGTCTTTTGCAGCAGCACCATTTGGAAGTTCCGGTGGTATTAGTATTAGAGCTGTTATTACTGGTAGTAGAGTTAATTTAAATACAGGTTCTCCTTCTATCACTGGAGGAGTTGTTTTAACGCTTACAGGTAGCAGAATAAACGCAACAATTGGTAATGTTACAACTAGAGTAGATCAACAAGTAGCTGTAACAGGCAACAGAATAAACCTTGCAACAGGTACGGTAGATGTGATATCATGGAACCCGATACCTCCAGGGGTATCACAAACATGGGTTGAAATTGACCCATTAAATCCGTAGGAGAAATATGGCGTCAAGTACATCAAGTGATTTAAAACTAGAACTAATAACAACAGGTGAAAAGTCAGGCACCTGGGGTACAATTACAAATACAAATTTACAAATATTAGAACAAGCAGCTAGTGGTTATATTGCTGTTGATGTTGCATCTAGCGATGTGGCATTAGCTTTATCTAATCATGCTGTATCAAATGGTAAAAATTTATACTTTAAACTTACAGGAACTTTAGCTGCAAATAGAACAGTTACTATGCCTGACTCTGCAGAAAGAGTATTTATTGTAGAGGATGCTACAACTAGATCTACAAGTAATTATACATTAACAATTAAAACAGTATCTGGCACAGGTGTTGCATTACCCATTGGATCAAAATGTTTAGTATACTCAGATGCAACAAATGTTAATTTAGGTATAAGACAAAAAGGATATTACACACCAACAACAGCGTATACTGCTGTAGATGGTGATCAATTATTAATCGATACATCTGGAAGTGGTATTGGATCAGCTATTACTATAACTCTACCAGCATCACCAAGCGTAGGATCAGAAGTAACTTTTATTGATAGTGGTGCTAACTTTGCATCAAACAATCTAACCATAGCTAGAAATGGTTCTAATATTTTAGGTGCAGCCTCTAATTTAGTTGTGTCAACAAACGGCGCTGCCTTTACATTAGTATTTGTAAATGCAACAAGAGGCTGGGCATACAAAGATAAAATATAGGAGCACGGACCATGGCTCTAGTAGAGT